TATAGAATTTCAAATCATTGAATTCCTGGTTAAGGGATGAATTGTTTCCATCTTTGACGATATCGTGGCTCTTGATATCCCCAAAGAAAACAACGTCGTTCTCGTCTAACAACGACTTTATCAGTTTCCAATGAAGTTGATTAGTATAATCTATTTTCTTTTTTTCAATCTTGTTGAGTTGTTTTTTACGGACTCTCCCCAAGGTTCTTTTTGTTTTGAGAAAGGTTAATTTTAGATTGTACCTTTGCAATAACTCTCTGTTATGGGTGTATTCAGTTATTCCATAGTTTCCAAATGTCGTTGCTATCTTTACTATACCGGGATCGACACCACAGTATCTTGGTTTTTCGATATCCAACTTTGATAATTTGATTTTTACGGGTATCAGAATCCAATAACTGTTTTTCTGGCAGACAAAATCACAATTGTTTTTTATCTGGATACCATTTAGTTTCTTTGCCATTTTTTTGCTTACTTTCAACGTTGGACATCCTTTGAATAAGGGAATATGAATGTTTTTATTTTTAATACTAAGCTGGCCTGAAGCAAGTTCAATGCATTTTCTGGGTTCTTTGGATGACATGTACTTTATATCAAAAGACTTGATATTCCCTGCTTTAAAGTTTGCTATCGCCGTTTTGTAAGACTCGCATACCTTCTTAACTGCATTTGAACGCAGGTCTTTATGGAATTCTCTTTCCCAGTTGCTTACATATGGATTTTTCCTTGATGGAATTGGTTTTAATGCCTTTTCAAGAAGTGCTTCTTCTTCCTCTACAAGGACTTCCTGGTTTGTTTTTCTTAGGAGCATATCCTGTATCCAAGTTGTTATTTCAGTGGTATAATTTAAAAATACAGCACTAGCATCCACAGCATAAGATACTGGGGTTTTAAAAGAGTTCTTTAGTATTTTCTTTTCTTCATTTGATAACTGTTTGTCTTTTGATATTCTCTTCTTGAACTCCTTTTCCTCTTCTTGAATTTTGAAGGCAATCGCCTTTTCTTTTCTTTTAGCAGTTTGTATGCAAAGCATGTGATACTTGTAAGTATTGCTATGCATTTTAGTATCTTTGGTCACCAGCAAATTCCTAAGGTCTTGAAAGTTAGGCTCTTCTCCGTGTTTTTTAACTCGATCAAGAGTTTGATTATGCACGTATCTAAAACAACCGTACTGCTCCTTATATATTTGCTTCTGTTGTTTTGACATCTGCACTTTCACAGCAAGTGTCTTGAACTTTACTGGGTTTTCTGTAATTTCTTCTTCCCATTTGTCTGCAACTAAAGATATGGACAATGGATAAGAGGTCATCTGCAAGTTCCTGTTCCGAAGATTTATTTTCTGGGACGTCAAGCAATGTAATTTTTCCACCTGCCTTGTCGACAATGCTTTCGATGAGGTCATAGCCAAATCTGCTAAGCCGGTCTCTGTGGGCGACCACAACTTCTCCGATAGTTCCTCGTATGCAGTGGTCCAGAATGGTTTGTATTCCTTTTCGTTTGAAGTTAATTCCTGAACCAACGTCTTGAATAAGAGTATAGTCAGTATATTCGGATCGCTTGACGTATTCAACTTGTCTAGAAAGGTCGTCCAATTGCTTTTTAGAGGAGACTCGAGTATATAAAAAATTGATTCTGGGTTTGTTTCCATCAACTGTATTTTTTCCACACAGATGCTGAAGACTTGCTCGACTAAACTTTCTGTGTCCTGAAGGTGTTTTATAGCATGTAATTTCCTGTGTATCAGCCATTTTTCTAATGGTCTGGATTCCAATCCCTGTAAATGCTGAAGCCTCTCCAGCACTGAGATATTCTTTTTCTTTACCATCTGTCATGTATTATAATAATATACTGTTTTATTTCTTTAGATTGTAGTTTTACTATAATCTAAAGGGTTTTATAATGAAAAGGTGGAACTGTTCGAGCCCAGTATCAATCAGATCTTCTTTTGCTGTGAAAAATTTAAAACCAGCCTGGAGATAACTTTAAAATATAAATACGATATTAGAAATGACTGAAAATATAAAGAAAACTTTATATGGTGAAAAAAACGGTACATTGTTAAAAACTTTGGTTTCTAAAAGAATAATGAAAACCATAGGCGTGGATATAAATGAAAACGAAGATTTCTTGAGCATTCTAGGGCAGGTTATACAAGGAGTGGTGGAAAAAGAGACTGAAAAGGTAAAGCATCTGGGTGTTTCCGACGCAGTTCTAAAAATTAATAATATTATTATATCAGAGGCTGTTATTTTTCTAATATCTCAAGTGGATAAATCAACTACTTTACCTCAGCAACAACCTCAACAACCTCAACAACCTCCTCAACAACCTCAGCAACAACCTCAACAGCCCCCAAGACCGAGACAAAAGGAGATAATATATAATCTAGAATCAAAAAATTTTGAATATTCAAAGGGAAATTTTACGTATAAAACAAATTTGGATGGGATAAGCCATATACAGTTATTGTCTGTTTTTGTAGATAATACAGACTACAATGTATCGGAAACTAAAAATACATTGATGGTGGATCAGCAGGAGATAAAAATAAAACCCGGGAATTATTCACAAGGTAGGTTGCTAACTGCTTTACAGTCTCTTTTACCTGATGATGTATCCTTAGATTTTATCAAACCTACTGGGCAATTTGTATTTTCATCAAACACACCCTGTAAAATTGACTTTACTGTTAAAAATTCTCTATTCAATGTGATGGGATTTCAAAGAAATATATATAAAGTAGAGGATAAATTGACTGGTGATTCTTGTATTTTGAAGAATACTCCTTATATTGATGCTGGTATAATGTTCAAATATCAAGAGGAGACCAAGGAAAATATTGACCTGAGAATTCCCTTGGATGTCGGGAGAGGAGATACAAAATTCTTTTATCCATATATAAGTCAATCCGTCAATGATGTTGCTGCTATAGAGCAGATTGTCGTCTCGTTTAGAGATTCCGAAGGCAATGAATTTCAAACAAGAAATAGAGAATTCTATATTTCATTTAAAATTCAAATAAATTTTCTAATGTAATTGTATATGTCTGACGTCCAGAAAAGTATGTTGTTATTTATATTTGCGTGTATTCCAGTGAGACTGTCTTTTGTTTGGTTAGCAAAGTATAAACAAGAATGGTTGGCTTATATGGCAGTTGTTGCAGCAGCAATTTCTATAGGTTTTTCAATTATTTATATATTCAATTTAAGAAAAACTGGAGGCGAAGTCTTTGGGGATAAAATATGGTGGAACGACCTTCGTCCAGTGCACGCAGTTCTCTATGCTATATTTGCATATCTTGCAATCGTAGACCCTGAAAATGCATGGAAACCACTCGCAGCAGATGTTTCTCTCGGGATTGTTGCTTTTATTTTGCATAGAGTTTTATTTCTGCTTTGAGTGGTTCTGAACAAGATTTTGTTTTTTTAGTTGAACAAGATGCTCTAAATTGTTCATAGTATTTACATACGCTTTTGAAAGACGGCGAGGGTACTGTTTTATAGGATATTTCGCCTCTTTTATATTGTTCAATCAATTTTTTATTTACTTTATCTTTGATCAGATATAGCCAATACATCAAATCATTTCGTTTATTCAAAAATTTACTTATAGGCAGTTCCTTCATATATTTTTTATAAGATTTTCTACAATGCGAGCACGGAATTACATTTCCAATATTTGTGAAAAATGTCTTGTAAAATTTCTTTTTTTCACGATGTTCTTTCTGCTTAGGGTCTATTGAAATCTCATAATTTGCTGCTATCATAAACATACTTTGCCATAAAGACGGGCCAAATGCTCTGGAATTCATTATATATAATATATGTATAAAATTATACAGAATAAACTATTAGAACTTAAAAGAATATTTCCTATATATATAAACAATGCACGCAAGGATTACACTCAAGTCCAAATTCAGCCAAAAACACATCATAAGTGCCTCAAGTACTTATGAAAACGGGAATAAAAATGAAATTATTTATAATTTCTCAGAATGTGTATTAGTTCCTGGATTTTCAAAAATGTCTATAGATATCCCAGATTATGATTTTTATTATCAGGCGGATGGAAAAGAGTCTTCATTTTTCATCAATCAACTTAAATTTTACAAAGATGTTAAAATTATAGATTTCCTACCTCCACCCAATTAAATCAGTCAAAATGAATAGTGATTGAATTTCTTGTAATTATAATATTTTGACTTGTTTTAACAACTTTTTTCTTCTTTGATGGCGAAGAGGAGCAGGATACCATATCCTTTTTTATTTTATCAATGTTATCATCTACATATAATAATATACGGTTTTCAATTGCCCATCTAAAAAAATTTAACTGTGCTACTGTAGTTTCTATGCTTCTTCCAGGTGAAACTTCTATCGTGAATCTTTTACTTCTTCTAAAGAGGTCAAATTGTTTTTTTGAAAATGACTTTAACTGTCCATTTTTATAAGAATTATAAACATTAAAAGGCTGGTTGTTGATGGTGTAAGTCACCTGAAAGCGTTTAGAGTAATTTGATATGAACCATTCTACCAATCTAAGGGAATATTTTGTCTTTTTTTCAAGCACATCTGCTACTATGTTTAGTTTCTTTTTAGTGAAAAACTCAAGTAATTTTTCTTTTAATAGGCTATCTTTCTTGTTATCTGTGTTCTTTTGCATTGACATAAATAGTTTTTTATCTCAAAGTATGAATTGGGCCATTCCAAAAATATGATTTAAAGAATTAAAAATAATCATATTATAAAATGATTAAGACATTACTCCTTTCACTGCTTGTTATTTCCTCAGTTATCTCTGAGGGATACTTTTGTCCTTATCCTGAATTAGGAGGAACCGTGAATGATATTCTTTATGATTACTATTCTTCTAATGATGACGGAGCTACCTGGAATAGGATCGGAGAAACGGGATTCTCTTCCCGTACAGAATACTGTGCAGAAAAGGGAGATGCTTCAAAGCATTTTGATGCAGGTGAAGCAAAATGTTCAGACTCTGTAGGCAATTGCTTCTGGGACGAGGATTCTTGCCAGGTAAATCTAGACAGAGCCCCAGATTGTTTGGCTTTGTGCCAGGCTATCCTAAATGGCGAGGGACTACCTTGTCTGGGTGGAACCTGTGGAAATCGCGAGGATGTTTATGCAATCTGCGATGAAGCACCACCTCCTGTGTTATGCCGTCCTAGATTTTTACCAGCATCTGTACCAACACCTACACCAGTAGCAACTCCAGTACCTGAAGTAGTTGTAGTTGAAAACTCGAACCCTACCACTTCTAGATATCCCACAAACGGTACCTGCGCATCTGGAGGCACCTACAGTACGAATGAATTTGATACAGATATTTGTGATTATGCTGGTGGTTCTTGTGCAGTTGAAAGATATTTCACTTACCCAGGAGGAGGTACAGGGGTTGAATTTTGTTGTGGAGGAAATTCTGATTGTAATTATGACCCCATTAAAAATTATTGCCATCCAGGTCTAGATAGATGCGTTGATGGTTCTTATTTTGGCTGTAGCGACAAGGAAGGGCCTATTTTTGATAGTTGTTTATAAATATTTCATTCTTTTTACTCAAATAAATACGCGTATTTATTTGAATTTTTTTTCTATTCCTATGGTATAACAAAATGGCAGGAGGATTAATGCAACTTGTAGCGTACGGAGCCCAAGACGTCTATCTCACGGGAAAACCCCAAATTACCTTTTTCAAGGTTGTGTATCGTCGCCACACTAACTTTGCTATGGAATCCATTGAACAGACCTTTAACGGAACTGTTGATTTCAACCGTAAAGTCACCACGACCATCTCCCGAAACGGTGATTTGATCCATAAAATGTACCTTCAAGTTGAGTTGCCTGCTCTTACAGGTGGAACCCAGGCATGGGTCAAAAATGTTGGTCATACTTTGATCAAGGAAGTTGAAGTTGAAATCGGTGGTATGCGTATCGATCGTCATTATGGACAATGGCTTCATATCTGGTCAGAATTGACCCTTCAACCAGGAACTGAGGCAACTTACAACAAAATGACTGGTAACACGTCTGCCCTCACCGAGCAAGACACTGACATTCCTGCCACTACATTGTATGTTCCTCTTCAATTTTGGTTCTGTCGTAATGCAGGTCTTGCTCTTCCTTTGATTGCTTTACAGTATCACGAAGTCAAGGTTAATATCGAGTTCCGAACATTCTCTGAATTGGTCATTACCTCTATTGGTACCACTACACCTGCTTCTTTGACTGCTGCTACTTTGTTTGTTGATTATGTCTTCCTTGATACCGAGGAACGTGTTCAATTCGCTCAAATTGCTCATGAATATCTCATTGAACAACTTCAATTCACAGGTGCCGAAGCATTCTCCAGCACAAACATCCGTCAAAAGCTCAACTTCAATCACCCCGTCAAGGAAATTGTCTGGGTTTGTCAATTGGATGCTAACCTCACTGCCAAGGCTTTCAGTGATTTCTCTAATGCCGGTGCTGATCATTTGATTGATGCTAATTTGCAACTCAATGGACACGAGCGATTTTCTACCCGAAAGGCAGGATACTTCAATCTCGTCCAGCCATACCAACATCACACCCGAGGACCAAGTGTGGGTATCTATGCCTATTCTTTCTCTCTAAAGCCTGAGGAGCATCAACCAAGCGGGAGTGTCAATATGTCTCGTATTGATAACGCTACCCTTAGAATGACATTGGCTAACTCTGACCCCGTCCGTCTTTATACATATGCCATCAACTACAATGTGTTGCGTATCGTTTCTGGAATGGGTGGTCTTGCTTACAGTTCTTAGTTATGTAGTGATTACTGCGTAGTTTTTATCATAGTTTTATAATTATTTGTATAATATTTATCAAATTATACAAATAAGTAGTTGATTTAAGGACCCGTCAAATTTACAATGGGCCCTTAAAACTCAGTAATTTAAAGAGAAAACCCCTAACTATAATACTATGAACAATTCTACCAATAATAAAAATTGCCTTGTAAAATTATTTAAAAGCGAAGAAGTATTTATTATCGAAGATACGGAAAAATGTACTTTTTGGTTCAAGGCAGATGATATCGCTACAATCTTGGATATAAAAAAAATCAAAAACTCTATCCAGGACTTTGGTGATGATGAAAAAAAACTGATCGAAATCAACACTATTAAAGGAAATAGAAAAGCCAACTTTGTTTCGTCGAACGGACTCCATAGACTGTTATTTAATAGCCAGAAGCCAATTGGAAGGGAATTTTTTAAACTGGCAGAGACTCTTCTGGACGAGGAAGTTGAAAAATTGATACGCGACCAGCAAGAAGATCAAGAGGAAAACAAACTTTTAAAGAAAGACTCATTAAAGCAGCGTCAAGACATGTTATTGGCCCATTTTGATGTTCACTCTAAAAACGTGGTTTATATTATAAAAATCAAAGACAATGACGACGGCAGTTATATTATCAAATTGGGACATAGTATGGAAGGTATTAGAAAGAGATTCTTAGAGCATAGTGTAAATTACAAACGTTGCGGTCCAATTGTTTTACTGGATTGTTTTGAAGTTGAGAATTCGCATGATTTTGAACAGTACATGCACAGCAGGCTTAAGAAACATGCGGTAAAAAATTTAGCAGGCCATGAGAAAGAAATAGAACTATTCTTGATAGGAGGAGATTTGACTTATAAAATGGTCATCGATATGATCAATAATAATATTCACAGATACAGGGAATGGACAATGGCTTCATTTCTTGTAAAATGGTCATCGATATGCGCTAATGAAGAAACCAAGTCTTAATAAAGCCATTGCTGAAAACACCATTTACAGAGGATTTAGATGGGCGTTTGTGGCGAGAGACCAAGACCCTAATATTTTGGCCAATATAGAACCGACCGTGGATAGCAGAGATCAAAATCTCGGGTATGTTGCAAAACTGGACATAGACAAGACGACCATTTTAAAAATTTATGTAGATAGAAAGACTGCAGCAAAAATGAATGATTGCAAGTCTTCCAGTAGTCTTGATTTAGTCGTGATGAACAAAAGATTATATGAAAATCACTATTACATATTATATCAAGATTGTGATGAAAATACCAGATTAGATTATGAAAACAAGCACGGTGTTCCACTGTTAGTTGTTTAATAATCATAATTACCTATTATTAAACAATTTAAAGATTAAAAACCATACTAACTATGAATGGAAGATGGATTAGTTCTAAGAAGGCTTGTGAGTTTTATGGAGTCACGGGAA